CGTCTTTTTTTATAATTGAGTTATAAGTATCTCTATCTATTTCAAGATAATTATTACCATTTATTCTTTTTGAAAAAAATCTTTTATATACTCCAGCTTCATAATCAAGTTCTGTAGGGGTGTTTTTTACAACAGGGACTGGTTTTATGTCTTCTAAAAATTTTCTAATATCTTTTTTTAATAAGCTATATTTTAAAACCTCTTTAGTAGAACCAAAAGGTTTATCACCTTCTACATGTGAAATTGTATCTAAAACAAGTTCAGGTCCTATACTTGTATTGCTGGTTCCTGCATAGTATTTTCCGTTATTAACTTTAATATAGGGTCCTGCATAGGATTTCCCGTTGGAAGCAAATTTTAATAGACCTCCAGTTGTGTGTTTAATTGATATTTTAGATAATGGTATATACGGCATTTTTAAACAAATATATTTCCTTCTTGTTGTGTATCATGTAAAAACTTACAAGGATCAGTTGTTGATGTTTCTCCTCTACTATTTACTTTTCCATTAGATAATGTTTGCCACCAACTAGGATTAGGAGAATTATCATAAACTTCATAATGTAAATGTACACCTTCAGCATCTCCACTATCACCCATAATACCTATACGTTGTTGCATTTCAACTACATCACCTATTTGTACAGTAATAATATCTAAATGGCAATATCTTGTTTTAAATTCTTCACCATTTATAATATGTTCAATCGTTACTTCATTACCACATCCAGAAAGAGATTCTTTTGTTGAAATAACTGTTCCGGCAGCCGCAGATCCAACAAGATCTCCTGCTATTCCTTGTACACTTGCTCTAATATCTACTCCTGTATGTCTTCTATTAGGATCACCATCAGGTCTTTCTCTACCCCATGGAGAGTTTATTACTATTGGGTGGTCAACGGGGTTTGCCCATATTGAAGAATCTATAATGTTTTCAGGTCCTGGTAATCCTTCTATTGCCTTATCTATATTATCTAATTTTTCACCTTTTCTTTTAGGGATAAAATTACCATTATAAGGATTAGTTCCATCATTATTTATTCCTTCCCCTTCACGGTCCATATATACATTATAATCTGTTTCACTATTATCGTGAACCATTTGACCAGTAAATTCTACAGTCCAATCTCCCGCCGAGTTTATTGTTTGTGATTCAGGAAAAACAATAAAAGAAATTTTAGAGTTTTCATATGCTTTAGGTAATCTTTGTGGATTAATTTTAAAAACTTGACGGGGTAAAATTCCTCCTATACCATCCATTTTTATTGTAAAATTAAGAGGAACTACCATATTTCTTTTAATAGATGTAGTATTTCTATAATGACCAACCTTTCCTAAAGGATTTTCATTACCATCCTTATCTAATAATGGGTGTCTTCGTAATATACTAATTCTTAATTCTTCTAATTCTTGAACATATAATTTAGCTTCATTAGCAGTTAATACATTTCTATAAGTCCCATCTGCATCAAAATAAGGTGAAATATCTGCGTTTGCTAATCTTTTTATATATTCAGATACAGCATAGCAAAGATTTATGTATCTGTTTACATCTTGTTGCATATTAAATTTTGCATCTTGGTCTACTTGATTTTTATACTCCAAATCTACTTCAGATGATGTAAATCTATTTTTTACATTTTTATTAAAGGCTTTAAAAGTCATAACTTCTAAAGTATTTTCTTCTTTAGGTGCTTGAGCAGCTATAGATACAGCTGAGGCAAAATCTTTTGTTATGGAAGAATCAAAAATAAAATCTCGAGTTATTGAATTTAATGATTGTGGATCAAATTCAAATAAATCTTCAGGATTATCAATTTTATTATTAAAAGTTTTTTCTATTACTTTTACTATATGGGGTCTTTCATGTTCAGTTGTTATATCAAAATTATAATATCCAGCACATGCATCATTTACTCCGTCCCATATTTGTTTAACAAAATCATATAACCCAAAATCTTGATTAAGTCTAGGTGTTGTTGTATCTTCTATAGATTCATTTTTAGTTGAAACAAATCTCATGTTTACATACTCCTTTATTACATAATCTAAATTAAAATAAATATAGCCTATATTATTTTTTGGATTATCAGGAAAAGAAAAAATATTATCATAAGAAGTAAGAGGTAAATGTGAAAATTGATTAGCAAATTGTACCATATGTTCATTATCTTGCCCATCAAATATATCAGGATCAAATGCATTTAAATTATCAAAAAACTTCATGTGAGGAAGTAAACATACTTCGTAATCATAACTATGTCCTAATAAGGGATGACGTTTACCCGTGTTTTTACCATCTCTTTCATTAGTTTGGCTACTTAAATTATCTACTGCCATTGGATTTGTTACTTCATCATATACATCCTGAGCAGACCTATTTGTTTGGTTAGAAATAAGATTTATAGGATCTGCTGTTTCTAGTTCATCTGGAGCAGAATAAGGTAAATAAAAATGTTTTTCTATAAGTTCTTCTATAGGAACAGACCCATCTGGTGATGTAACATTATCAAATATATCACCAAATCTATTTACTGTTTTTCTTTTTTTTCCTAATGCGTATGTTAAGGCTCCATCATTCATATAAGATAACTCCATTACAGGCTTACCTTCTTTATATTGATCTGTACATAGTTGGTTTATTATTTGACATAATAAATCCCATCTTATGTATATATTATTATCATATCCTCTTCGATTATAAATATTTTCTCCTGAAGTTTGTTTAAAATTAGTAGTATCAACATCATTATATTTGATTACTTGTTTTAGTATAGTGCCTCCTAAAAATGTTTTATATCCTCTACCTATAACCTCATCATTTAATTCTTCGCCTTCGGGTAATTTGTTTGCTTTTATAATATCTAGATATAAATTTTCTATTTTACTATAAGCCTCTAAATATAATTTATTAGATTGATAATTTTGTAAATTTTCATATAGAATGTAATAAGGGTTTTCTTTTGACCCTACATTATATATAGAAGTTGATCGAGCAGATGTGCCTGGAAAATTTTCTGTTTGAATACGAATCATACCTTCTGAGCCAAATTCCTCTGTATATGAAACAAGTGTTGAATTAAATTCAAAATCTGATACAGCTTGATCATACGCTGTTTGGCTGATTTGACCATTTGCAAATAGGTCATCATAAAATTTTAAATATTTTTCTCTTCTTTTTTCTAGATCTTTTTTTGATGCATCTCTATCAACAGCTGTATTTCCTATTGTTCTTGTATCTGGTTCATTTTCTGTAAGGTATGCTGTTTTTTTAATAGATCTTAAATATAATAAAAGTTGATCCATTACTTCAATTTTAGTTAAAGCACGGTTATCAGTTGTTCTAATATCATATTGTAATATTTCTTTTCCTATTTGTAATCTTTCTATTAGATCTCCTTGTGCCATTATTTCTGTTTGACAATCATAACCACCATCCTCTCGGGCTTTAAAAGAAAAGTTTTTACAATAACCTACAAACCCATCATAATTCCCACCTGAGGCTTCTTTATATTGTTTTATTTTAGTATTTAATTTATCAAAATCAGAATCAGGATCAAAAAATTCATCTAATACAGTTGCTTCAGCTGTTTGTTTATTACCATCATTATCTATATAAGGTGACCATTGCCATTCTAATAATATAGGAAATCCAATTCTCATATATAGAGTTTCTAATACACTTAATTGTCTCCTACTATGGCAAACAAAATTTACTGTGGCTTCTCTAAGTGCTCCTTCAGCAGATTTAGTAGCTATAGTAGCGTCTATAATACCAGGCATAGGAACTATACCAAAATCATCATCGGGATTAGATCTAATATTTTTATCACCGTAAGAAAAACCTCTTTCTCTATCATCTTCTTCGTTTAAAGTAGTAAATCCTTCTCTTTGCCCCGCAAATCCTCCTTCTCTATTGTAATGTTGAGTTCCTCCTTGTAAAATATATTGTCTTGCTAAACCACTACCTGTTTTTTTTATTTTTTCATCTTCTTCTAAAAAATCATCCCTAGCACTTTCTCGTAAATCAACTCCAGAAGCCATTGTAATAACACAACGTTTTTCAACAGTATAAGCATAAAATTCTTCGTTACGTAAAGAATCTGAATTTTCCATTAGATTTTTTCTAACTTCTAATTGCTTTTTTACGTATGGTTTAAATGGTTCATATATACCTAATGTAGTACCCATTTTAATAACTTTTATTTACTTTTTCAAAATCTTTTATAATTTGGTTTATATTACTAGGAATTCTAATTTCTAATCCTGGTTTTAAACCTAAACTATCTTTTCTTACTATGTCTCTATTGGCTGTAGCTATAACCCACCATAACCTAACATCACTATAAAACTGATTAGCTAGTAAGTCAAGTCTATCACCGGCTGTTGTTATAACATATATATCATTTACGGATAAAGGTATGTTAGGATATTTTATTATTCTATAAGATCTCCTTTTTTTATTTGTATTTTGGGCTATATATTTTAATCTATCTCTCATTTTATCCTATAGTATTAGGGTCAGTAGGAGAAACAGCGTCTCCTATACTATCATCTACTAGTGTTGCTTTTTGCAGAGGGGGTCGTTCAATTTTGTTTTCTATAGGACCTGCTTTTTTAGTTTCTATTTTATTAAAAGTAGGCATATTTAAAAAGAAATCATGATTAAGAGCTTCTGATCCTGCTGATTGACGATTTTTACTTAACCAATATTCTATTCCTAAGAATGGGTTTCTAAAGTCATTACTTGGAGTAAATGTATGAATTGGTAGATAATTAATAGTTACATCTAAAACATGAGGTAAAACTAACATATGTTTATCTTTAGCATTAGTATTTTCTATTAAAGTAGGTGATGTTTCTCCTGTTTCTTCATCTGTAGCTGTTCCTTTTTGGAATTTATCTAAAGCTATTTCCCAAACATAATCTTTTTGCCAACCAACACTTAAATTTGTAAGAACACCAGGTAACTTATTAAAGTAATCACCCATAGTAAGCTTCATATAGGGGGTTCTTATCCTTCCACTACTAGAATAACTAGGAGCTGTTTGGGCCGCTAAATAGTTTAATTTTCTATATAATGGATACATGTCATGTCTTGATTGAGCTGCTATTTTAAAACTCACTGATATACTTCTTTTGAAACTATTATATGTGTAAAATTCTTCTGCTCTACCATTATACTTTACTGTATTGTGGTTAGCACTAAAATCATCACTATAGCTATCTATAAATGCTCTAAAAATTATATAATCTGTTTCTCCTATATTGTCTTGATCTATAACTTCAAATCTAAAATTTACCATGTCTTTAGCATAGTATGCCACTTCATCTGGTAACTCTCCATCTGGACCCGATCTTACTACATCTAATAAATTAATTTTATCTAATTTAGTAAAATTATCTTTTATATTACCCGCAGCATAATCTTTAGGATTTTTAGATTTTTTTATCCCAAGTATAGTATCTGCTAATTTAGCTAATCCCGTTAATGGTATATCAGCTCCGGGGTCTCCTAAATTAAAATTGGTTGTTAATTTTTCATTATTACTAAATGTACTTACGTAATCACCTCCTAATCCTATAGTACCCAATCCAAAAGGTAAAGAAATATCTACATTTAATCCTTTTGAATCTACGGGAGTTGCAAGTAATCCTGCTCTTTTAAAATTAGATAAACCAGAAGCTGCTATTTGGGCTATTAAACTAACTCCAACATTAAAAACACGTTGGTTAGGTTGTGTATTTAGTAATTGTAATGCTGCTTGTCTTATAAGAAACTGATCTCCAGTAGGTGATTCTAGAAAGTTGGTGATTCTTCTTATATCTATTTCCCTTCTATCTATATTTGTTGTTATTCCTCCCCTTAATATTAATCCATCTATTATTCCAGGATTTTTATGATCTTGGCCTATTAAAAAAGTAGGATTAGCATTTGGATCAGTAATATCCCACTCAACTCTCTTATTAAATTGATAAGAGTTTTGATTAGGGATATAGGTAATACCTTTAGAGGGACCACCATTTCCTAAATTATAGGAATTAGGATTTGTAAGTAAATCAGTTAATGCCATAAATATTAGGTTGGCATATTATCTAGATATTTTTGGGGCTCTTCTCCATTTAAATCATGGATTGATGGCTGGTAAGATGAAAATTGTCCCTGGACAGAATTAATTAATAATTCTTTTAAATGATCTTCTACTAAAAAAGGTGAAGATGATTGTCCTGAGTTTCTAAAATATGCTCCATCTCCGGGTGCATTTTCTCCTACTGTGCCACCTGCTACTCCTGTTTGATTTCTATCAAATAGTGATGTTTTTTCTACTAAACTCATAATTTTATGTTTTTAATGTTTATTATAAATATAACTAGCTAAAAGCTGTTTGGTCCCTTTTACCATCAGAATAAATACTTCTTTGAGCAAATTTATCTGCGGTTATTGTTCTATTTGTTCTACTTACTGATATTAATTCATCTAATTTATCCTCTACACCCTTACTATTTGTAGAACCAGGTAATGATCCGGGTACAGCACTTGCGGGAGTTTCAGGGGTTGTCATAGATGCACCCCCTCCTACAGCTGATGATATTATAGTTGCTGCGGCTCCTGCGGCTACTAAACCAAAAATTATTCCAGGAATACCTCCTGTAGCAGCTGCTGCTAATATAGAGCTTATTGCTAATCTTGTCATATTAGCTACTAATAAACCTAAACCTATACCTGCTATGATTTTTAAATTATTTCTAAATGTTTCACTATTTTGAACTAAATTAGAAAATCCTTCTAATAGGGGTAAAAGAGGTGTCATTAAATCAACAAATATTGTTTTTAATTGCGTTACTAGATCATTGAATTGTTGTTGTAAATCTCTTCTTTCAAACATTGTTGCTAATTCTTCCTCTCCAGCATCTCTTGCTTGTTGAGCTAATGATGCAAATCCTTCTTGTTTGAATAACATATCACCTAATGTATCTGCACTCATTCCTAAAGATTTAGCTAATGCATCTTGTTGTAAAACATTCATTTTAGCAAATTCAAGTGCTGATCCTGCATTTGCTGCTATTTCTTTAGTTAAGCCTTCATAATTCCCTGTTAATGCAAATAATCTGGCTCTTTCTAAATTTAGATTTTTACCTATAAATAATTCAGCTTCAAATTCAGCAGTTATAGATGATTGAAAATCTAATAAACTTTTACTAATACCCGCTACTTCTGCTAAACTAGTACCAAAACTTTTAGTAACAGATATTGCACGAGCTATATTTTGTATATTAAAACCTAAATTTGCTCTTATTTGTCCTGTTATTTTACCAGCTTCATCTAGTACTTTATTTACATCTTGCCTAATTCCTAATTCTTTTTCAACTTCTAAAACAGCTGCTCTAGTTTCATCAGTTAACATTTCTGCGTTTTGACCTGAAATTTGAGCTTGTAAAGCAAAATTTGCTTGTGCCTCCGCTGATAAATTTGTAAATTTAGCTAGTTTAGCTATTTCACCTACTACATCAGCTCTTAAAGAAGTTGCAGCTATACCTAATTGATCATTTATGTTGATTAAAGCTTCTTGAGTATCTAAACTATTAACTCCTATAGCTCCTGCGGCCTCTGCTGCTTTTATTCCTAAATTTGCTGCTTCTTGAGCAGATATACCTAGTTTTCTTTGAAGTTCAGCTACTCTTTTATCTAAAGATAATACAGCACCCCCTATAAGTGCTGCTTGTGCTAAAAATGAATTTGCAAATTCAGATGCTGCATTTTTTAGTGAACCTAAAAATGCTATGGTTCTATTTTGATTATCTTTTATAGCATTTTCTTGGTCTTTTAATATTTGATCTATAACTACTGCAGTAGCAGCTCCTACACCTGGAAGATCTTTTATAAAAGCAGCTATATTATCTAAGAGACCCATTCTCTTATCAATATCTTCTCTTAGTTCCATTTCTGCTTTTAATTCTGCTTGTAAAGTTTGTGCAAATCTGATTTTTTCTTCTGCGATTCTTTGTTCATCTTCGCCTGCACTTTTTGCAGCTTCAGCTAGTTGCATTTGAGCTACTTTTGCTTGAGCTAGTTTTTTGGCTAATTCTTCCTTTGATCTAACCGTTGTTTGATCTAGGGCAACATCTGTTTCCTTAAGAAGTAGTTGGTCTTTTATTTGTTTAGTTATATCATTATTTAAAGAAGCAAATTCTTTTTGTGCTTCTGTTCTTTGTCTAGTATTACCTAAGATTTGGAATAGGACTTCATTTTGGTCTCTTAAAATTCTTAAAGCTTCTCTATCTACAGGTCCACCAGTACCACCAGCGTCTTGATCTCTATATGGATAATTTTTTAACATATAATAGTATTATTCAATAATAAATATGAAAAAAAGAAAGGTATCTATGATACCTTTTACTTTTTAAAATTATAAGTTGAAGAGGGACTTATGTTAGGTCCCATAGCTTTTCCTAAAGGCTGTGAATTACCTTTTTGAGCTTTTTTCATTTCTTCATTTCGTTTTTTATTCCATTCACTTACTTTATGAATGTGGAATTTTCTTAACCAAATAGGCATGTTATAAACTTCTGAGTATATAAATCCACCACCACCATGGTATACTAGATCATGTATTTGGTCAAATATATTCTTCCTATATTGTGGCGTCAGGCCAAAAAAAGTTAACACCAACAGGAATATCTATTTTTGTAATATTCCCTCTAGCATCTTCATAATCGTATGATAGATCAACACTAGGTTGGATTTCTTTAATATAATTTCTTAATTCACGTGCATCTTTAGCTAAAAATTCAGTATCTACAAAATTTCTGATTGTTTTACTTTCATAATCGCCATCTACAGATAAAATAATATGTTTTAGTCTAGTAGATAGTTCATTAGAAGCATTTTTGTTGATTTTTTTTAATCCTTTTAATTCTCTTTCTATAGCAATTTCATCACCATGTGTTAAAAGTTTAAAAGTGATTTCTTTTTCAGATACAGGTAAAGTAAATTTAAATTCATTTTTACCATCTACTACTAAGGATTCATCTAAAGGTTTATCTTTAACTTCTGATAAATCAATATTAACTTCTTCTCCTCTATAAGTAAACGAATAATCAGAACCATAACCTAATATCCTAGCAGCAATTAAAATTGCATTTTTATCACCTGATAATAATTCATTGTAATTAATAGGTGAAATAATTAATGCTTGTAATAATTTATCTATTACTGTACCATTTGCTATTAAGTTTTGGTTAGTAAGGATATCTTCTTCTTTGGCAGTCATATATTTCATTTCTATGATTCCTTTTCTTAATGAAGATCCTTCTGGATAAAGTAAACCTTTTGAGGGTAATGTGACTTCTTCAGCCGGAAATTGGTGTTTTTGTTCCATAACGTTATTTAATTAAAACTAGTTCGGATATACATATATGTAGGAATAAAAAAAGCGCCAAAAAAGGCGCTTTTCTTTAATATAATTTAACTATTAGTAGTTTAAGATGGCATAATCCATTACTATAGTCATTGAAATGTTTGCTGGTGAATCAGATGTCCAATCCATAGATCCAAAGTTTGCATTTTGACAATATGCACCTTTTAAAATCCATTCTTCAACAACATCACCTACTGGTCCTAAAGTTCTAATATAAAGATCTTTTTTATAGAAATCAGAATAACCATCTCTACCTGTAACTGATTCATGTCCTAAACGAACCCACTCCATTACTGCTTGTGCACCTGAAGGTGTTACTGGATCATAAAGTTCAGCTGTAACATTATCCCAGTTAGCTTTTCCTTTAATTTTTCTTTTCACGTTAATATGATCAAGAACTACTTCTCCAAATGTAATACTTGGTCTATCAATTTTTTTAATCAGGTATGCTGGGATACCATCAATTTCCATTAGAAACCTATTTTGTAATTTAGGTTCGAATGCTGTGAAAAACATGTCATTTGTTTCTAATATTGCCATCTTTTATATTATTTTATTGTTCTATTATAAATATAATCCTTTTAAGTTTTTCTTAATAGCCTCCGCCACCACCAGCAGTTCCACCACCTCCTGTAGCTCCACCGCCACTACCATCAAATGTAGCTCCTGTAGGTAGTACATTAAAGTCTAGTACTATAAACTCAGCTGTTTTAGTTGGTTGTAAGTAAATAGCGCCTAATAATTGGTTTCTATCAATTACATCTGGTGTGTTATTGGTTTCGTCCATTTGGACTCTAAATGCGTATAATCCTTGTCTTTGTTGTACTGATTCTAGATATGGATTTACTATATTTAGGAATCTTGTTCTTGTTTGTAATGTATTTTGTTCAAATACTAGGTATCTTGAAGAACTTGCAATGTATTTCTTAAGTGAAATTAATAATCTACGAACATTAATTCTATCTAATGCTGTTGATCTTTCTTGTAATGTTTTCTGACCCCAAATACAAACTCCAGTTCCTGGGAATGTAGCTATTGGATTAATTTTATTATCATATAATGTATCTCTTTCAGCTTGGTTTAATCTAATTTTAGCTTCTAGTACATTTCCTAGTACACCTCTATTTAAACCTGCTGGTGCAAACCATTCTGCAGCAATTCTATCTGAAGCAGCTATTGCTCCTGGTACAATTACTGATGGTGGTACTAATACTGGTCTATTTCTAGAGTCTGTAACTTTAACCCATGGATAATAAACAGCAGCATAATTAGTATCTAATCCATCTACTGTATTAACAGCTGTATTTACAGATGCATCTAATCTGGTTAAATCCATTACATAAAATGCATCTCCTCTTCCTTCTGCCATATCAATAGCGGCATTTGTTACAGAATTATGAATTTGTTTAATAACACCTGGTAACACTAACATGTTAATGTCGTATTCGTCTTGATTTGAAAGAATATCTAATGCTTTTTTATATGCCTTATATCCATTTTTATCAGTCCCACTTAAATCAAATCCATATAGATTAGTTCCTGCTGTATATGTTGAATCCATATCTGATGCTACTGCTGTTTCACCACCTGTGAATTTTACAGTATAAGGAGCTATACCATCATCACCACCTTGGAAAGGTACTGTGAATTTTAACTGATTAGCTGTTGGTCCTGTAGTTCCTGTTGTATCAAGAGAAGCACTTAATGAACCTACCCATAATGATGAGCTTGGGTGACCTGAATAATTTTCAACATTAAAATCACCCGACACATTAGCCTGATTATTATCTGGTAATGGTTGTAAGAAAGCTTCATTATCTGGTTCTTTATCAATAAATTTAAATCCTAAAAATGCTTTAGAGCTATAATCGCTTCCTACTACTTGATTTCCTTCGTATGATGCTGAAGGGAATGTAAAATTAGTAGCAAATGAAGCTGTGTTGATTGTATCTCTTACTGCTTTAAATCCTTTTGGAGACATTTTAGGTGAAAGACCTTTAGAAGCTACTGCTGCTGCTACCTCAACTCTAATTAAATTTGAAATATTTGGATAATTTCCAAGTAGTTCTACTTTTGCTAGTGTATCATTATATTGTGGGTATCTATCTCCAATTACTTTTGCAATATAATTTGGTGAATCTGGATCTAAATTACAGTTATTAAATTGTTCTAAAATAACTGGGTTTTTATCTTTATCGTTTGTTCTTCTAACTATAACAGAGAATGTAGAGTATTGTTCAACTCCATCAATATTACTTGGTTCTCTTAAGTTAGCAATTGAAATTTTAAAATCATGACATAAATGTTTACCATGATCTAGTGTATGGAATTTAAATAATTCTTTTGTTGTTTTATTAGCATCTAAAAACTGTGTAGTAATAAACGGTGTAGAAGCATATCCATATCCTTCTGTTTGGCCTATTTCTCCACTAAATACTATATCAGCTGATTGAGTAACTACCATAACGTGATCACCACTAGCTACTGAATATCCTGTAATATCGGTTCCTTGAGTAGTAACTGATACAGATGCTGTAGTAGCTGTTAGTGCACTTTGGCCAATTCCATCGGGGCCAAATTTATTAATTGCATCTGTTGCAGATCCTGCATCAGCATAAGTTATAGTTACAATTAAACCTGTACTGTCTACTGTAGCAGAAAATGGTTTATCACTAGATATACCTGATGGTGAAGAACCTGTGATAGAATTTACTGCTGCCGCAAAACTGACTGCTAATCCTGCACCTGAAATATTTGTATTAATCATTTGATGTGCACACAAATCTGCTTTAACTAATGAACCTGTTATACCAGTTGTTGGATCAGCAAAACTAGAACCTGAAAATACTAGTGTATATTGTTCTCCATCAGAGTCTGATAAAACAATAGCTCTTGTTTGGTTTTCAGCTACACTATCAATACTTGCTGTAGCAATGAATTCACTTGCAAATGTAACTTGTGCTACTTCTGAAGTTGCACTTGCTATATTTGTTTGAATTGTTTTAAAATTAATATAAGTGTATCCAGGAGTTCCAGCGTAAGCAGTCACACCACTTTTGCTATTGTCAGCTGAGTTTCCTAATTGTTTAAATAAATAATTTGAATTAGCAGGATTTAATGAGGCAGAAAATTGTGTACCTGCTGTTAGTGCAGCTCCTCCAGTTGAACCACTTAATATAAAATTAAAGTTTTCAGTAAAGTCTTGTTCAGCTGTATCTGTAGATGCTGATAAAATAGAAAGACCTAAATCAGGAGTACCTGTATTTTTAGAAGGATAAACTACACCTAGTAGTACATTTTCAGCTGCACTTACTGAGCTAGTAATAACTAATGCTATCATTTCATTAGTTCCATTTGCAAATGTATATCCGCTTCCTCCTAATACTCTTGTTACAGTAACTGATCCAGCGTTTTTTAAATATTCTCTAACTGTTTGTGGAACATAAGTTTCTGTATCATTAGATCCGAATCTTCTTTGGTATTCTGAAAAACTTCTTACTACCGTAGGTACAAATGCTGGTCCTTTTTCTGTAGGTCCAACAACTGCTGCTCCAATTGCTTGGACCCCAGCAGGTAAAAATGAAAGGTCGTTTTCTCTTGTAAAAACACCTGGTGAAATAATTTGTTCTGCCATCTTATATATTATTTAGTATGTTATATCCTTGATTGGTTCTGTCATAAATATGGAAGAGAGACGCAAACCAAACCAAGATAGGCGATTAGTTTTATAACCTAATCACCAATAAATATAACGTTAATTTTAAAAAATTAAGATACTGGAGTAAATGTACCTGAAACTAAATCTATACTTCCTTTACCATATTTATCTGATAAAGTTTTAGCTATATCAGTTTCTTTTTTTTCTATTGTAGCTAATTCTTTTTTTAATTTAAGTTCAGCTTCTTCTAACTTAATTTTATTAATATATAATTGTCCCATTTGGGCTGTAAGTTGACCGATTTCGGATCTTAATTCTTTAAGTTGGTTTAATTCTTCAGGAGTAAAAGATTGTGGTGTTGATTTAATTTCTGAAGGAGAGGGTACTTTTTGTTTTTGTATTGCCATAACTTATTATTTTATCGGATATACATATATGTAATTTAGAAAGACCCACCATTTATTATTGAATTATTTATATTAAACCCACCCATATTAAGGTCTTGTGTAGCTGTATGGTTACCTAAGTTATCAGCTGATCCACCTCCGCTTTCGACAACTTCTGATACATCATTGCCTTGGATTTTTAATAATTCTTTTTCTGATTTAAAAAATAAAGTACCGCTTTTGCGATTGATAATAATTTCATCAGATGCAAAATCTGTTCTTTTAGGGTCTCTATTTTTTATTTTTATAGGCATTATTGATTTTTAAGAGTATTTACTTCTTTTACTAGTTCGTCTATCTTTTTAACTAAAAATTGAACTGTTTCCTGTAATTCAAAAACTGGTTCTGATGATTCAACTTGATCTTTTACATTAGATAATGAACCTGATACTGAAAATTCTTCTGTTGTTGTTCTTATGTCTGACATTATTATCTTGTTTTAGCTGTTACTGTATATGATCCTTTCATTACCTTACTACCTGCTATATCTGAATTTGCAAATATATATAAATAATCTCCTTTATCAGCTTGTAATCCTGTACTTCCTGTTATGTAAATATCGTTTGGTCTACCATTAGTTGTTGTAGCTGAAGAGGCACTAGCTAAAAATGTTATAGTACTACCAGCGGCACCATTAAAAGGGGTACCTTTATATATATAATAATTTAATTCAGTTACACTAGCATTAGGTCTTAAAGTTCCAACAAGTTCTATATCTGTTATATTATGGTTTATTCTGACTCCTTTATTAAAGTCAAGGTGGGTAAAAGTTCCCGTATCTCCATCACCAGCATCTACATCTGATTTATCTACGCCATCATCCCAACCTCTATCGGCCCAACCAAAATTATCATCACCATTTGTTAACTTCCCTAAACCCCAATCATTTGTATCAGTTGCAGAGTACCATGCATGTGTAACTATTTGAATAGGGGCACCTATAAAATTACTTGCACTTATATTACCTGAGGCTGTAATTTCTCCAGTTACATCAATACCTGTAGTTTCAACTTCTAAAGCTGTAGCATTAGCTGGTTTTAATTGTATTTTATCGTCAGTTCCAAAATCAATGTAAGTGTCATCAGTAGCTCTACCTACTTTTAAACTTGTATTTGTAACAGAAGTTATACCTGTTTGAGCCGCCGATACATCTAGTTCTTCATTTGTATTATCTGCTGTTAAACCTACACCCGCTATAACATCAACATCTATATCTAGAGTAACTGAACCACCTAATGTAACTGATCCTCCTGTTTTTAGCCCATCTCCTGCTGTTATAGTTACAGAATCTTCAGCTAACTTGGCAATTGGAATTTCATCATTATCAATTTCTGCAACGATTGCGGCCGCTAATGTATCTGAAACTGCGGCTGCATCTAATGTAGCTGCTGTTATTGTTCCTAAAGCAGTTACATCCCCACTAGTTAATATATTTCCACTTGCACTTATATTACCTGAAGCGGTTATTTCACTAACTATAAGATTACCACTTGCGCTTACAACTGAGGCAGTGACATTAGTAAATGTTTCTAATTTCCTTACATCGTTTCCAGAGCCCGAACCATAGTAAAATAAACCATCGTTTACATTAATAGCTACTTCACCATTTGTAAGACTAGATGGGGCTCCTGATGTCCCTGTTTTTAATTGTATTGTACTTGCCATATATTATAAATATCTAAAAAGTTCCTCCATTTATAGTTAAATCTAAATTATTTATTTGTGCTGCTCCTGAAATTATACCACTTGGTACAAAAGATAAATTATTATAACTGACATCTACTAAATCACCACCACTTCCATTAAATCTAGATGCAGATATAGTTCCACTTGCACTTATATTACCTACTACTTCTAATTTTTCTCCTGGTGAAGATGTTCCTATACCCACACCTGTAGTGGTTAATGCTAACACATGAGAATTACTATTGTCAACATGCATTCGGATAAAATCATCATCTTCATTACCTACTATTCTAACTCTACCTGTGTTGCCATCTCCTATATCCGCAAATGTAATTTGTTTATTATTTTCTAATTGTAAATCACCGCCGTCTATGCTTAATATATCTGTACCACCGGTTGCTCCTACCTGTAATTTATCTGTTTTTACATAATCAAATGAACCAGTAACTCCTATTATATCACCACTTGCACTTATATTACCTGATGCTGTAAAGTTAGTTGCAAAACTAGCTGTGTCTGCGCTCACAGCATGTGATGAAGATAACTCAAACGTAATCTCATGAGAAGCAGACACTGCAAATAAAGCATGTGATGCTGTTATAGCGTGTGAAGCTGAGATTGGGATAAAGATATTACCCTCTCCGTCAGCTAGTCTATTAGTATTATCTGTTTGGACTACTCTTTGATAAGTATCTTGTATATTTTGTCCTGTAAAGTCGCCAATTGCCATTTATAACCATTATTTTTCTTTTTCAAGAATTTCTAATACACCATTAATAACTTTACCTGTGTTTTTCACGGTGTTTTCTTTGAGATACGTTGCTACTATATTATTTAGTGCGTTACGTTTGTATGAGATATTTTCTATGTTTATATCTTCTTTTACTAATAATTTAAGTAAATTTATTACGTGATCTTTTTCAGTAAGTGTTGGTTTTTCTTTTTTAACTTTAACATTTACTTTAGTTTCTACTATAGGTTTTTTAGTTGATTGTGACTTAACCTCAACAGTTACTTTTTTACTTGCATCTACTTCAAAATCTGATTCCCAAGGAGTAAAGTAAGTGTCTTCAGCTATAACTTCTAAACGAATATTACCTGTAGTATTTTCGTCTATTAAACCTTTTAATTTTCTAATAGGGATTTCACACTTTCCATTAGAATTAATTTCACCTTTAAAAAGTAAAGAGTAGTCGGATGTTTCGACTACTAAACGTGCAGATGATTTACTTAAACTGGCTCCTTCTAGTTTAATATCACATTCAAAAAGCTCAGATTTATCAGTAAATAATTTATACATAATTAGATTTTGTTATAAATATAGGATGATTATTAAAACTTAATATTTTCTGTCATTATTTCTATACCTAATACTTTTTTAGCTAATAATTTTATATCAGAAATTTTGATTTTATAATCTTGAATTTCTTTTTCTTCTCTAATAGTTTTACCTTGAACTTTACAAATTAATTTTATAAGACGTTTTTTCTTTTCATCTTTAAATTGAGTCCAAGGCATATCTTCTGCCATAACTCCTCCACCCCCTACAGCTTCAATTACTAGTAAAACTTCATCCCAAGTGTGTGGATTATTATCCCAATTAAAATTAGCCTTGTTCCATGTTATAGGTGTTGCCATTTATTATATCCCTAACATTTGGAAATTAATTTTAAGAGTACCTCCTGCAAAAGCTTCTGTACCACATGATAGATTTAGGAAAAATGCCCCAGCTTGTATACTATTAGGGTTAACTAAAACCTTATTATCACTATTAGCAATTATTATCATATACGTTTGACATCTAGCTGCTATAACTCTAAAATTAAGTATTTCTTCTTTTGGATTTGCACTAGGAACACCAGTAATAGTTATTATACCTCCATATGCAGAACCTATATCTTTAGAACCATCACCAAAAGTAGCTGCGAATTCACTTGTTCTAACTTGGCTAAGATCTATTGTGGGTATTGATATTGAACCAAATGTTACAGAACTATTTGTTTTAACATTTTGGTCCATATCATATAACTCATTATCACCTTGGCCTGTGTTTACTGTTGCAAAAGTTACAGCTGATGTTGTTGTAACATTTTGATTCATGTCATATAACTCATTATCACCTTGGCCTGTGTTTAAAGTAGATGCTATTAATTTTCCACTTGCGCTTATATTACCTGAGGCTGTTATTGGTCCAAATAATGAAATATTTTTTGTTGGTTCTGCAGATCTTCCTATGCTTATAGCTTTATAATTTCCATCTTCGAATAACGATCCTGTAAAATCAGAATTTTGAGAGAAAACTGATCGAACAGCTGTAAGTCCATCTGCCTTAAAATTGGATGAAAATATAGTACCACTTGCACTTATATCTCCTGAGGCGGTTATTTCTCCATCAAGTATTAAATTTCCACTTGAACTTATATTACCTGAGGCTGTTATATGTCCTGTGAAAGATGATTTTCCTGTTATTGTTAAGTCTCCTGTCGCACTTAAATTTCCACTTGAACTTATATTACCTGAGGCTGTTATATTTCCTTGAGCATCTAAACCTCCTCCAAATATTTGTAAATTATCTCCTGTTGTATCTGGTAGTAATCTAACATTATCAGACTCAAATCTAAACCCACCAGTATTATCTGCACTAAATGAACTAGCAATTATAGCCCCACTTGAACTTATATTACCTGAAGCAGTTATTTCACCTGTTAACTGAATGTCTCCTGTATTGTTTTCTGATAAATTTAAATTACTATCTACTAAATCAGCATAGTTATTTTCTGTGGGAACATCGCCTGTTTGAAAAAATGATTTTAGTGTAGTTCTTGTTTGTTTTGCCATTTTATGCTATTTGATTGTTATTTCCTATAATTTGATATCCTATACCTCCATCTATTGATTGTATATTAATACCTAATTGACCTCTTACTTCTTCTCTTGTTCTAGGGGCACTAGGAGCAGAAGTCACTATTTCACTGTTAAATAATACTTGTGATTTAGTATATGTTTTTTGCATGTTTTCACTTGCAAGTTTTTTATTTAAACTGTCTGGTACTAAATATCCCTGGATAGTTAAACCAAAATTAGTTTTTACTATTCTATTATCTCCTTGTTGAATTTCTGTTGTATTATTGTAGGTATCTATTCTTGCGTTGAATTTAAATCTTTCAGGATCACCCCAATAAGAATCAGATGAATAATTTATCATTTCAATTAGTTTATTCATTTGAGCAACATAATCACACCAAATAGTACAAGTATATTGTAATCTTACATAGTCAGGAATTACTACTCTATATAACTCTTGTTGAGGTTTTCTTCCTTGTAAAACTGTAAAATTATCATATCTGTTTCTTTTAGAGTATCTTTCTTGAAATGTATAAAATAACTGTGGGGTATTAGCATCTAATTTATTACCGATGTCTCTTCTTTTTTCAACACTATCCCTTTTAAACATAATAAGGGGTGTTTGAATTTTACCTTCTTTATCTCTATAGTATCCATCTTTTTGAACTGATTTCCATCTTTCAGGTGAACCATATATAATAGGTACGTTTGTTCTATTACCATTTATAATAACAGATGGTTTAATAATATTATTAAAATAATACATTATAGATTCATCATGGTCTTGTAAACCAATAGATATATCTCTAACTAAATCATCTTTACGAGAAGTTTGAGCTCCTCTACTTATATTAGGTCTTGTATCAGGCCCTGGAAATCCACCATCTATAGAAGGAAAACTATCTTTAAAATTAGCTTCTAAATTAGTTCTTAATCTACTATAACCATCATTAGGTATAGGTCTTCTTGGGTTTATATGTTTTCTATCGTTATGAGGCATGTTATCCTAATAAATTTGCTGTTCCACCATCTAATTTTTCTGTGGTGGGGTATTTTCCTTCTCTTAATGGTATTAAATTTAATTTTTCTACTCTTGAAATATGAGTACCAACAGTGATTGAAAAACTTTTACCAAAATCTGTAGTTTCTGTTGCTATTGCATAATCTGGGTCTTTACCTAGTATAAATTGATTTTCGATTTTACTATCAACTTCATAAAAATTATTTTTGAAAAGTAATAAATCTCCTACTTCAGGTAATAAATTTATATCTTGTAATTCTTGTTTTAAAAAACGAAAACTAATGTTTTGATTAACATCAGATCCAAAGTCATCAGATGACCATGATTGGTCTTGTTTGTCGATTAAACACGCGATTTTTAATGGTTCAAAATAATTTTTACCTGGGGCTTCACCATAAACATTTACTGTAGTTTGTTCTAAAGCAAATTTGTAGTAGGCAACTTCTGTTTGAATAATGTCGTTAATTAACTCTTTATTCAAACTATGAAAGAGTGATATGTCTCGTGAACCTCCAAATAATGCCATTATAGTCGTCTTAGGGTTTCTTCTTTAAATTTTACTGATTTTGCACCTGGTATTCTTAAATCATTTTTTGATCTATCAGATGTCAATATATCTTCTTTGAATTGAGCTAAATCTATTTTAGGATCTTCTCTAGTAACAAATTTAATTTTTAATTTTGTATATTCTAATTCTTGATCTTGTTCATACTCTTCAGGAGTAATATTATTAACAATAGTTACTTTTCTTAAACCACGAACTTGATTTAAAACATCTGTAATATTAAAATCTTTATCTGTAAATAAATCACATTCAACTTGGAATGTGTTTAAAACTTCGGATAATATGTTACTTAATTTAATCATTAATGTATGTAAATTTGATATCTAGCTTCATTTGAAAGTTGGCCTTTTGTATTTTCTGATTCATTTAATACTCTTTCTGTTAATTTTTCAGTAGTTACTTCACTTAAATCTTCTCTCAATTGTTCTATTAATGCTGTTTTTTCAGATTGGGCTTCACTTAATAATCTATTATAATCTAAAGTTGTTGTTTCACCAGGTATTGGTAAACTTTGATATTTACCTCTAATACCCCCTAACATTTCTTTAGCTAAAGCTAAAGTATATTTTCTAATCCATTGCCTACCTACTGCATTAATAAATTTATATGTAGGATTAGTATAAGGAACATTTGATATGTCTGTTACAGTATTAAGAGCTGCTGTACTGCCTATTCCCTCTTCTGGGTTAGATCCTGCTCCTAGAGATCCTAAAGTTACAGTATATTCAAACCATAATTTATAATTTCTTGTGGGTATAGGGAATATTTTTAAAAATCTATCTTGTTCTATTTCATAATGATATGATGATTTTCGAATTGTATCATTTAATTCAATTGCTTGAAGTTTTAAAATATCATAATACATAGGCATTAACATAAAGTTTACACCTGGTGAGTAATTACCAAATCCAAATGTTTGCATTAATGATTGTATACCTGTACCTGTACCCGCGTAAGGATCAAAATATCTATTAATTGCAGCAGGAGCATAATGATATATTTTTTTAATTTTTATATCTAAACTTCCACTTTCTATTTGTGCAGAACCTGATTCCCAATTAACTAATCCTGATTCTATTAGATCATATTTTTGCTGTCCTAGTTGTAGATCTAAAGATGCAGAATATGTTCTAGTGTTATCACTAGAATAAGATCCTCCCGAAGTTGAATCTGTGTTATTTGATTGAAAAAGAGTACCAAAATCATCTTTAATATTTACTTGGTTTAAGTTATCCCAAGATCCATCAGAAGATGCTGTAACAGATCCTACTAATCTAGCTAGATTATCTCTAATTTGGTACCCATAAACTTGGGCTCCATATTCACTTACTGCTTCTTCAAAACAAGTAAAAAAGTTTAATGGTTGTAATTCTATATCTACTAATGGATAACCTAATCTTTGAGCACACCAATTAGATACCCCTACAGCATCAACTTGAAAATCTGTATCATTATCATAGAACCCAAAAGGTGTATCTCCTGGGAAAAAACTACTTGAGCCGGGCCATATAGGTATGTTTGCCATTGGTTGATTTATTTATATTATTAACTTGTACTACTTGCTATGAACACTTCTAATTGAACTGATCTTGCTCCACTATCTGCTACTATACTTTCTAAATTACTTAGTACTGGGGTTGAAGTTTCAAAAGGTATTAAATCAGAAGAATCATCATCTACTTGTAAGCTACCTGTTGTACTACCCATCATAAAGCTTTTTCCTTTTTCTAGTAATAAATTAGCAGATTCATCTGCTGCGGTATCGTTTGACCCACTATCTATTTGTAAAGATAAAACTACTGGGTTAGTTCCATCTAAATTAGTTATTCTGATGTATTTTACATTTCCAACGTCTAATGCTGAATCTGAAATTCCTACTGTTGATTTAAAAGTAGCTAAAGTAGTATCAGATCCTGAAGGGACTGTTACTAATCTTTTATATATATCTGTAATGCCGCTAATGGTATTTTTATATACACCTCCTTGTTGTGTATTATTAAGGATTAAATCTTCTTTAATTGTAATAGATAAGTCAGCGCTCATTTTTAATAGAATTAGGTTGTTCTATTATAAATATAAAGAAAATACGGAGAATATTACATTCCGTTCAATAATTCAAATACCTCATCTATTGCTTCATGGCGGTGATTATCTTGAAGTACTCTTTTATAAACATATTGAGAGTCATCTATTTTAGATACATCATGAATGGCTGAGTAGTTTTTATCTTTAAGGTCAATTTGTTGACTATCACCACAGTAGATCATTGTTGATCCTTTTCCTATTCTGCCTAAGGTCATTCTAAATTGTGAACGAGTTAAATTTTGAAATTCATCTACTATCACTAATGAATTTTCAAATGTTCTACCTCTAAAATGTGCTAGTGATACTAATTCTATTTGTTCACTACTTTCCATTTTTTCTAATATATCTGGTTTATTATAAACCTTTCTCATATTAGATCTAATAGGTACTAACCATGGTTCCATTTTTTCTTTTTCTGAACCAGGTAAAAAACCATTGTCTTCAGTTGATACTGTAGGTCTTGTAATGATGATTTTGTCTATCATTCTTTTAAAAAACATATCTAAAGCAACTTGACATGCTAATAATGTTTTACCACTACCTGCCTTACCAACTATAAAATTGTAAGGATGGTGTAAAATTGCTTGTTTAGCTGCTTTTTGTTCTTCTGAAAGGGATAATGAAAATCTTACAGAACCTTTTGGGGGTTTTTTTGCCGTGTTTTTTGTCGCCATAAATATAACATTTATTATACATATAAAAAAAAGAGCCGCTATTGCGGCTCTTCTTTATATAGTTAGATTAAGTATTATACTTCGTCTAAGTCTCCAATAAATACTTTACCATAGAAATCAGGACGAACCATTTTCTTAGCGTAACGAGTCATAATACCTTTTCTAGGTGTGAATGACGTTGGATCGTACACTAATGGAGTCATGATTAATGGAATATATGGTGCAAATACAGCTCCAGTTTCAAGGAATTGAGATCCTTTATAACCCATTAAGATAACGTTTTCAGTCATGTAAGGGTTTTTGTAAACTGTGTAACGGTTATTAATTGCACCAATCTTTTGAACACCCATGTTGTACTTGTTACTGTCTCCAGCAGAGTCAGCAGCAAATCCTGGAATTGATTCTAAGATTGTAGAAACTTTTGGAGATACTACCATAAAGTTAGCACCACCTCTTAAAGTTTTCTGGTGAATTAAGTTAGATACTTTCTGTAATTTGATACCTAAAGTTTGGAACCAAGACATTTTAGTGTAGTATACACCGTCTGTATTGGCTGCAACTGTAAAGTTAGAAGTAGTAGTTCCTGCTGCTGTGTTATTAGAAGCGAGTTTTACATCATTACCTACTTTAGCACTCCAACCTTCAACTGTATCAGCGTTTTTAATTAGCATATCTAAGATTTCAAGATCAATTTCCATTGAAATGTACTCACTTAAGATAGAAGTTAATTCTGCTTCAGCGTCAATTGAGTGGTAAGCATTCAAGTCTTGAGCGAACTCAGGAGTCCATTGTGCTTTCAATTTACGTGTTTTAGCAGAAACTGTATCACTAATTAATTTAACATTGATTTCAGGAATATCTTGAGAAGATACTGCTCCTGATTCTGCAGCTGGGAAACTATCTTCAAAGTCACCTCTATCATTTAAGTTATCTGGGCCTTGAGTAAATGTTAATACTGTACCTGTTAAATCAGCACCTGCTGCTGCAGATATTACAAATTCAATGTTATTACCATTGATTCTTGTAAATTGTGGGAATACTCCTTTAATAAGTGCACCTTTCGATACTGTAAATGATCTAATTCCTTCTACATCGTGGTTTGAAGCTGATACTAGTGGTAAAGACAATATTCTAATATTATCTGTAACAGAAGTGTTATCTAAAGCTACACCAAATTCTCCTGCTTTAGAAGCTGAGAATTCAACATCCATATTTAGGATATCTAGAGCATTTAATGATACAGCTCCTGGCGCTCCCGCAGTTACACCCATTGATGATGTAGTTTCATCTCCAACTGTGTAAGTTACTTGGCTTTCTGTTACTGAGTAAGAAAATTGTCCAGTACCATAAAGACCTTTTTCAAATCCACCATCTGTTCTTTTGATAAGTGTTGAAGTAGATCCTGCAGCACCATAAAGTGATTCGTCAGCCGCTTGGAAAGCTCTACCTGTACCATACTGGAAATCTAAATAAAAGATTAATCCTGCAGGTAAGTTCATTGGTTGAACCGATACTAAATCTTTAGCAACGATTTCACCAAATACTCTTCGCACTAATGGAAGAGCAACACCAGCCCATGCTTCTGAATTACCAGTAGTAATTGATGCGTCAGTTCCTATAGAAGAAGCCTCATTTACCAATTGTTTTGCTTGGTTTTCAAGAAGAATAGACATATTGTTTTTTTCTGTTGAAGATTCAATTCCCTCTAAAAGACCTGATCTTTCCCACTTGCTAGCTAATTTAGCTGACTGCTCAGAAAGAACTTGGTAAGGGCTTGCACCTTCTAATAAATGATTTACTGTGTCCATTTTGTAAATTCTTTAAAAAGTTAATAATTATTCGTTAATTTTAATATTTGCTAATTTTTGGAAACGATTTACCATATTAGATGATTCTGAAATTACTTCTTTTTTAGGAGCGGTACTAATACCAGCTGCTTTAGAAGCCATTCCAAAGTTTTCTTTTAAAGTTTTCGTTTTTGTTTTTACAGATGCTTTCTTTGATTTAGCAACATTGAAAGTATCCTTAATAGTTTCATATATTAACTTAGCTTCTTTAACGCTATCAGCTTTATCTAATGTCTCAACAACACGTAGTTTTTGAGCTTCATCTAAAGTGTTTGCTTTAAAAATTCTGTTAACATAGAGTAGTTTAGAGTTAAGAAGATTAACTTCGTTAAGCTCGACTTTGATAGCAGTATATGCAGCTTGGGCTTCATGTAATTTAGCACGTAAAGGTTTGCAACCTCCTCCAACGGATTCTTTTACTTCCTTTTTATCGTCTTTATCATGCACGCCTTCATCTACATCATCTTCATCATGCATACCTTCAGTCACACCTTCTTCATAGCAGTGTGATTCAGGCATTGGTTTACCATCTTCATCGTAGCAATGTCCTTCTTCTAAACTGTTGATTTCATTTAAGAGAGCATCTAGATCAAATTCCTCATTTTCGTTTAGACCTTGATTAACGTCAGTAGCATCTGCTTTGACTTTTTGTACTTGGTCTGCGCGGTAATTAGGATAACCTACAGCTTCTTCAATTTCATCTTCTTCGTCTAAGACTTCTTCGTCTTCGTCTAATTCTAGTTCATTTAATAGTTCTTCCAAATCTATTTCTTCGTCCATGTCGTCTTCGTCATGCATGCCTTCGTCCATATCGTCTTCATCATGCATACCTTCGTCCATGTCGTCTTCGTCATGCATGCCTTCATCCATATCGTCTTCGTCATACATTCCTCCGTGCATCATTCCATGACCTTCATCCATATCATCCTCATCATGCATACCTTCATCCATATCATCTTCGTCATGCATACCTTCGTCCATGTCGTCTTCATCGTACATGTCCTCGTCTAATTCCTCAGATAATTTAGCAGATAGCATTGATTGGAGTTTTGGAGTGAAAGCTTCTTCCAATGCAGCTTTAGCATTTGCAAGTGCTACTTCACGAACCGCTTTAGCGTCAGCGATAGCCTCTTTTAAAATGTCCTTTGCCATTTGTTTAATGTTTTTTTCTCTTTCGAGTCTCGTTAATAAAATTGTACGGGAAATAAGGTTATTAAGAACCTTAATAAAGGGTTATTATAAGTCAGGGACGGCTTATTGGAAAGTCCGTATGTTTGTCTAACATACATATAATAAAAAAATAAAGACCAAAAAAGGCGCCGAAGCGCCTTTAATGATGTATTTAATTAAAAAATTACTTCTTATCTACAAAGAAGGAACCAATAATAACTAGTACTACTAGTCCAACGAAACCACCGTTACCTAATGCATCTACTAATGCTGTTAGGTTAGCGATTACGTCCATTCCAAATACTGTTCCGCCTGTTAATACAGACCAAAGGATTGTTACAGGGATAAATGCTAAAAATAATTTAGCTAAACCACCTAAAAATCCTGTTACTAATGAAAATGCTTTTTCCATGATTTTTGTTTTTAATTAATAGTTTAAAATTTATAAGACAAACCTAGGTTGAAAGAACCTTCTCTCTCACCGTTTTCATCTTCTTTTAAACCCACGCTGTAGTTAGGTTCAACATGAAGTCCTTTCCAAACGTCATAAGAGTAACCTACGCCAACATTTAAGTTGTCGAAAGTCTCCTCAGTTGGAGCTTGAACAGAAACAAACAGGTTTTCATTCCATAAGTAACGTCCCCATACATCGTATGAATCATCACCTTCGGCATTTTCGCCTGCTCTTACCAAACCAACAACAAACTTATCGTTTACTAAGTAACCGATACCTAAATTGTCAGTAAAATTAGTTGTACCCCATTCTTCGTTTAAGTCGCTGTCAGGAGT